TTCTTTATGTACTTGACTAATCCATTTTGGAGAATCATTTGGATCAAATGTTAAATTTAAAGATATTGCTTGATCAACATATTGTTGCCTAATACCATTTTGTTTAACAATTTCTAATTGATTAATTTCTTTAAATGTTAAGAATATTTCTTTTTCTTCATCAGTTAAAATATAATCTGGTAAACCCACTACTGAACCTTGGTCTCTTAAAATTTGATCCCAAACACTATCAATATTATATCCTTTTTGTTCAAGTAATGCTTCAAGTATTTTATTACGTTTAATAAATACTCCTTTTGCTGTTTTTAAATTATAAACATTAGCAGGTATTGGTTCAATTGAAGGTGAAACTCCACCTGATATATGAGCATTTGATACTGTTGGTGCAGGTGCTAAATGATGAGTATGTCTTAAACCTGTTCCTTTACACCATTCTGGTTCACCATATTCAATTGCCTGGTCACGAGATGCTTTTAGTGCTTCTTTTTCAATAAAGTCAAATATCATTCTTGTATAAGCGTTCGCTTGAATACCTACAAATGGTAATCCTTTTGATTGTAAGAATGTATGCCAACCCAAAATACCTAATCCAATTGCTCTTCCTTTTGTTGCTGAGCGAACTGTATTTTCAAAAAACTTAATATTTTTTGCTCTATCAATAAACTCTTGTAATGCTCCTTCTAAAAACCAAGTTGATAACTCAGGTAATGTCATTCCATTTTCAAACTTATAATCTTTCCATTCATCCCAACGAGATAAATTTAATGAAGATAAACAGCATATAAATGAATGTAACTCATCTGTGTATAAAGCAATCTCAGTACAAATGTTTGTCATTGATACTTGAAGATTGTTATTTTTATACGCTTGAGGATTTGCCTTATTAATATTATCTCCAAACATAATATAAGGTTCACCTGTTTCAAGACGTGTTTTTAAAATCTCACCCCATATTTTTAATGATTTAGGATCTTTATTTTCAAGTTTATCCATAAACACATCATCTACAACTACACACTGATGTAAGTTTAGACATTGACGATTAACATCACCTTTTGGTCTACGAATCATTAAAAATTCTTCAATATCTGGATGGTTAATATTTAAATTAACTGAAGCTGCTCCTCTACGAACACTACCTTGGTTTGTAGCTAATATTGTTGAATCATATATTTTAGCCCATGGCACTACACCTTCACTTATACCGTTGTCTTTAATGTTTTTACCACGTCCTCTTATACGAGATAACCCAATACCAACACCTCCACCTTGTGATGATAAACGCATTAATTCTGCGTTTGCTTCAGCAATTCCTTCAATTGAATCACCAACATCAATACCAAAACATGAAATAGGCATTCCACGTTCAGTACCCATATTTGACAATACAGGTGATGCTAAGCATAACCAATTTTTAACTATTGCTTCCATAAAGAATGGTTGTAAATCTTTACGTTTTAATCTACGTGAAGCAGCTTTACTTACTCTTTTATAAGCGTCAAAAACATTTTCATCAGGTAATAAATAACCTTTTGAAATCATGCTGATAGCTATATCATCCATCCACTCTGGGTAATCTTTACCCTTAATCCATTTACTTGTATCTACTTGTATGCTCATATTTTTTTCTATAAATCACTCCAATCACCATTTGACTTAGAATAGTTAGTAACACGACCTGCAAAGAAGTCTTGATGTGTCTTACCACTTGTTAAATGTCCAAACCATTCTATTTGTTTTAATAAGTTAGGATCAATATCATTATATATTGCATTATATCCTAACTCAATTATTTTTTCGTTTGCTCTTGCTTTAATAAAGTTTTTTAACTGGTCTTTAGTTAAACCTTCAACATTTCCCATTTCAAATGCTTTATCAATAAAATCAGATTCTAATTGTACTGATAACTCACATGCTTCAATAATTTTATTTCTTAATTCAGGAGTATCTAGTGTAGGATTTTCTGACAGTAATGTTTTATATAACCAACATCCAGCTTTTGAATGCAATGATTCATCTCTAACACTCCATTCTACAATCTGTCCTGTTCCTTTCATTAAGTTTCTTAATTGGAAACTCATCAATATAGCAAATGAACTAAATAAATTAACTCCTTCAGTAAATGCTGAAAATATAGCTAATGATAATGCTCTTTCTTCTAATGATTCACCTGGTGTTTCTACTAAACGATCTATTTTTGCTTTTGATGCTTCATCTTCTAAAAATGCTTTAAAATCATCTAATCCAAGTTCTTCATTTAGTCGAGCATAAGCCTCAGCATGTATACTTTCAAAATCAGCAAACACACGAGCCATCGCCTGTACTTCTGGTTTTGGGAACCACATTGATACTTTTGTTGACCAATAATCATTAACATGTACTTCTGTTTGTGCGAATGATTTTAAAATATTACCAATCAAATTTTTCTCTGGTTCAGTTAATTTTAATTTCCAGTCATTTAAATCTGATGCTAATGGAACTTCATCTGCTAACCAATGTACGCGATGTTGATCTTTATAGAAATCAAATGCTTGTTGATACTCAAATGGTTTGTACCAAAGTCTTGGTTCTGTTATGTTCATGTTTATTATAAATTAAATTCATAAAACTTTTTAGCTAATGCTTTTTTATCCAATTCTTCATCACTTATTTTATTTGTTGGAGCATCATCATCATATTCTGATTGGATTTCTATATGACCTGTAGATGTATCTACTGAGGCCAAATATGTCATACCATCTGCTCCATATCTATTTTTCATAACATGGAATCTACCTGTTCCATTTACTTTGTCTTCTTTTTTTCTAGATAAAGATAAAGCGAAATCGGTCACCATCATTTTATCATAGCTTCCGGCCGCTTTATCACCTTCAATAACATTATCCTTTGCACCAGAACGATTTACTTGTGAAACTGACCATACTGGTAAATTAAGTTGTTTAGCAAGTCCCTTGGTGCTAATATAAATATCATCTATTTCTTGTTTTTTATCTATAGTCCTTCTTTTTGATGAAAGTAAGTCAACATAATCAATAATAATTAAATCTGGTTTAAATCCTGAGCTAACACATTTTTGGATATGTGATTCTATAGTAGATATTGTGGCTTGACCTGGTGAATATTCTCTTATGATTAAATTACCTGGTAATTCAGATGTCATTTGTTCAATCTGTGTTTTATGATTACCTATATCACTAACTGATATATTGGTAAAGAACGCATCATATCTTCTACCCACATAATCTTCTCCTAACTCTAAAGTGTAATGAACTACATTATATCCTAATTTAACAGCTGTACCACCTAATGCTACTAATGCCCATGATTTACCTCCTCCTGGGTTACCAAATATTAATCCAAAATCACCTCCACCTAATCCACCTTGTAATGATTCATTTAAAATAGGCCATGGTGTGGGTACAACTAAACGGTGATTTTCTCTATATCTAGACTCAACATCCTTATTATATTCATGACCTAAAGCTTTATCTTGACCTGCTTTTAATGCGTTATCAATCATTCCTCTGATTGAATCATAATCTCCTGCTTTTAATAAATCAACACTACTTAATAATGCTTTTTTTAACTGTTGATTTTTACAAAAACTACTAAATTCAGTTTCAATATATTCTAAATCATCATCTGCTGATTGGTATGCTTCACGTAATTGTTCTTTAACAGATACTTGTAATACCTCATTATCTATTTTCTTTAATTCTGTTTTTAATACTTCTAATGTAGGTGTTGTATGATATTTTGTAAAATATTTTAAAGTTTCATTTACAATCCATTTATGTGCTGAGTTATCAAAATAATCATCACTTAAAACATCATTGATATCTAATAGAAACTTTTTATCTGTTAATAAAGCAGATAATACTTTTATCTGGAATCCAATACCATATTGGGAAATGTTATTTAATGTCAAAACTTTTATTTATTTAAATTGTTAATAATTAATTCTTGTATTTCCAGATATATCCATAAATACTTTTTCTTTTACCTTTACCATTACATACTTCTGTAATAGCTGCTCCTGTTTTTTTATTTAAGGATAACGCTGCTTTAAATGCACTTTCCCACTCTTTAATAAAATCACCTTGTTTATCATATTGTAAAACCATTTTTCTTCTATTTGTATTACCTTTTGTAATTTCACTTTGATGTTTTTTAAATTCTTCAGATTTATGTTTTCCTTTAAGTGAATTACTTATTTTAGTTCTCCACTCATCAGTGTACATTTTATGTCCTTTTTTTCCTTCTGACATTTTTTTCTTCATTTCATCAGTTGGTTTCCATCCTTTTCTAGCTTTACTTATTTTTTCTTTACCTTCTATAGTTTGACCTGAGTTTCCAAAAGCTTTATTTGTTTTATTATAAAATAAAGAATTACTCTCTACATCATAGAAATTTAACCACCACTCTTCTTTTTGCCATAACTCATCTTTTGAAGAGCAATATTCTAGAATTTCTTTTTTAAAATTTTCTTTACCATATTTTTTAATAGCTTTTTTTATATAGGCTCCACTACCTAGATAATTAGGATTATTATTAATGTCTTTACCTATATATTTTTTATTATTAATTAAGTTTGTTGTTATATAAACTACCATGTCTTTTTAATATAAATATTAGTCAAGGTATTAAGGGTCATATTATTTATTAAAACTATTTAATACTTTGAATGTGTCTCTTAACCAAAACAATGTGTCTTTAATTAAATGTTTTAAACCATCTTCATTGTATAATCTCATGAATGCGTCTACTTGTAGTTTTGAAGTTGATGCAGTAATTAAATCTTCTATTAATTGTTTTTCTTTATCATCAATCATAGGTTTAGATAAGTCCATCAATTTATAGTTTGTTAGAACAGATTCTGTTTCAAATAATATTCTTGAATATATAATATGTTCTTTATGCTTTTCTTCACAAATATCAAATATATCATCTAATGTTAATATTCGTGTTTTTAATTCAGGAAATAATTTAAATAACTTACCTGGGCCTAATCCCTTAATACCAGGTATCTTATCTGAACTATCTCCTAATAGTGTCTTATATAATATAAAATTCTCAGGTGGGATTTCAAATTTAGCCTTAACCTTCTCTGGTGTTAAAAACTCTTTCTCTATTGGTCTAAATACAGTTATATTATGATTTACTTTTTGTAAGAAATCTTTATCTGATGAAACAATATATACTTTTGAATTTTGCTTAGTTGATAACTGATCACTTAAATGCGCTATAATATCATCTGCTTCAACTTTGTCCATAGATATGGTTTTGACAGGTAAACATTTTAGATAGTGGATTAAGCGGCTAATTTGATTTACTTTAGCATCATCCTCATCATCAATATCATCAAATGCTTCCCAATTCATAATTTTACCTGTATTGCGATTTGATTTATATTCAGGTAAAAGATTTTTACGGTTAGTAGAAGAGCCCATACCGTCAAAGACGATATAGGCTGATGTTGGTTTAATAGTATTTATTAAATATCCTAGTGATCTAAGAGTTCCTCCCAAGCCTCCGATATGAACTCCTTGTTCATTAACAACATTCATTACTGCAAAGTTTCTTAAAAATAGATTTAAACCATCTATAATTAATATTCTATCATATTTTTTTAAAATAGGATCTACTTTTTCTGGGACGCGGGTGTCATCATCCTTAGATATACCATCTAGGATCTTTAATAAATCTCTATTCATAACTTTTATTCTTCTTCTATTAAAATTGGGTGATCTTTACTTTCATTCCATTCTGACGTATCTTCAACTAAATTCGCTTCACTTGCTCCAGCACCTAAAATACCAATCCACTCATGTGAATGATGTTTTTTATAGTTGTTAATATCCTCTTCTTGAATAAAACCATGAATTGTAGCTATTACTACACTCTTTGTTTGTAAACCAGTAACATGATTTTTATCAACTGCTACTTTTGTTCTAACTGCAAATTCTACTTCTTTACCATCTTTTTGGGCTTTCATTTTACTTGTACCACTATTAGTGATATTACCAAATGTTATTACAATTGAAGCATCTAAGAACATAGTTTCACCATTTTTCATCTTCATCTTAGGTTGGCTCATAACATTTTCAGCTGGTGCTACCCAGATTTTATTAATCGCTACCATTGAATTAGTATATGGTGAATTTTCTTTTCTTGATAATGGAAAACGTTGATTAATAAAATTACCAAACTGTTGTGACATTGCACCTGCATTCCACATTGGATTATTTTTATTTGCTTCAACACTCATTTTACAAGGTATAGAACCGATTGAATCCCAGAAGAAACATAAATCATATGGTAAATTACCTTTACGTTGTTCATCTAATAAATCAGCTATAAAACCTGCTACATCTTCAATAGTGCCTAACTGTGATCTATCAGCATATAAGAAAAATCCTTTATGATTGACAACTTCACCTGTTGATTCATCTACTACATCTTCAAGTACAAATCCCATTTGTTTAGCATGTTCCCATGACCATTTCATTTCGGTAATAATAAATACCGGTAAAATGCCCATTTTCTGAGCGCTAATAGCTAATTCTAACATAGCTGTTGTTTTACCGGTATTACTATGACCTCTTAATAAGGTGATATGGCCCATAGGAGCGCCTTGGATAGAGACTGAATCCTGTAATGCTTCTGAAAATGGAATCCATCTTTGTTCTTTAAACTTTACAGTGTTGTTTAACAACTTCTTCTCTTTAAACTTATCTAAATTGAAATTAGCTTTAAGTTCACCAGAAACAGCTTCTGTTAACGATGTTTTTTTCTTGGCCATAAGATATTATTCCTCATCATCATTAAACACAGCATCAAACGCATCTGCTTTACTTGCAGGTTTAGTTATTGGCTTAGTTGTGTGTGTTTTTGGTTTTTCTTCCTTTTCCCAAGGCATGTCTGAGTCATCTTCATCTTCAGCTGTGATTACTTCTGGTGATTCTTCCTCTGTTGGAGGTGTTAACCAGTTTTGTAATACTTCTTTCATAGCTTCAAATTCCATTTTACGTTGGATTTCTAATACATCTGGTTGTTCGCTTAATAAACGTTCAATTTCAGCTTTATTAGTACTTAATGGTGTAGTTTTTGGTTTAACACGAATTGATGATTTTAAACCTCTACGACCACCAATGTCTCCCATAACTGCTTCTACAGTGAAATCACGACCATCATTAATGTCTGTGTAATCACCATAATCTTCATCTTCAGCAATACCTAATAATTGTAAATAGATTTCCTTGCCAAACTCCCATAAACGAACTCCTTTGTCTTCTTCACCACGAACAATAACTGGAGCGTAAACTCTCAATTTCGGATCAAGTTTTTTAGCTAATGACCAATTTTCTTTGTCATCAGTTTTACGAAGTTGTTTTGCAAATTCAACGATTGGATCTTTTTCACCCCAATTAGTTAATGAGAAGATGGGGAATTTTGAAAAACCATAATGTACAAAGATCTCTCTAAATGGGTTGCGAGGATCGAGTTTAGAAGGAACAAATCTAATTTGATACTTACCTTCTTGTTTTGGTTTCCAGTAGACTTTAGTGTAGTCTATCTTTTCTCTTTTACCAGAGTTACCTGATTGTTGTAAAGCACCTAGACGGGCTTTGATTGCATTTATATCCATATATTTAACTTAGTTTTATAATTAATTAGTTTATGTCTTTATAAATTTATATAAAGAGGGCGCAAATGCCAAACTATAGATTTACTATTTTGTGGATTTTTGTTTTTAGTTGCTTTAGTTCTCCTTGTTGAGTTAGTAATATTGTATTTTGATAATGTTGCCAGTTAATGCGATAGTCTGGATCAACTACTCCTCCATTAAGTGATTTTATTAATTCATTTAATGAGTTAATAGTGTATAAAACATTAAATTCTTTTTTGCGATGGACTAATATAGTATTATCTGGGATGGCATTTACATTTCCTTGGTCTACATTATATGTACAAACATACTCATCATTATTCTTAACATATAAGACAAATATCTTATTATACATAATTGAATATGTATTATTTAGATTGTCTATCAAACTGTCTAGATTTTCTAGTTGAGTAAATGTGCAAAATAACTTATTGTTTAGCATACCATCAAAAGGACTTGTATCATAGTCCATCATATACGTATTAAAAGTATCATTAAAAGTCATAACTTATTCCGGTTTTATTTTTAGTTTTTAATTTATATTTGGTAAATATTGTTTTTATTTCATCTATCACACCTATTTCATTATTATCTACATCAAATAAAAACGCGTCATAAGTATATAATATCAATTTTGTATTTTTATCTCGTAATATTTTTAATATATCTCGCAATATGTTAACATTATTAGATGTTTCCATATTTTGGAGCACATAATTGAATAATTTATTTGGGTTAATGTTATCTAATCGGTCTTTATGGAACATGTGGTTTGATATGGGACATTCAATATAACCATTGGTTTTCCACTGATTCCACAACTTATCTATATATGATTGTATCTTTTTAAAATACACCCATTCTTTGTACTCATCCATTATTCCTCCATATAATTGTCGGAACATTAATTCTTTTGCTTGAGCTAACTCTACTTGTGCTACTTCAGCAAATTCAGAATATATGTCATCTGATTGGTGATTAATTAACTGTGCTGCTAATGTAGGATGGTAAGCACTAATATCAATTTCTATTAATGTATGATTTTTTGGTATAAATGTCTTGCGGCACCCATTATCTTTGACTAAGGCAGCAAAATTAATAGTGTTAAAAGTGTTAGAGGGGCGTCCCGTTGTAGTATGGAGATTATAATTGGTATATATTCGGGAATTATAAATATTGTATTCTGGATGGTTAAGATCAAAGTATTTGTTAAAAACTTGCTCATTAATATTAATTCCTGAGTTTTCAAGGAGGTAAAATACTTTAGATATTTTGCTATAGAACTTATTTTTCTCTTCACAGTAATCTTTAACTTGTTTATAAATGCTTTCATATTTTTCATAATGTTTAACTATTGGTATAATTTTATTTATATCTAACTTATTAGAGTTATTTGTATATAAAAATGTATGGGCTGATGTTGTTACTTCAGGTAATAATGGTGTATTAAATGAAATATCAACAAGATTAGTTAATTGAAAGTGGTATAAACATGTTTTTTGATTGCGAATGTATACTGTATCAAATGTTTTTAACATATTGTATACTGTTGATTTCTTAACAGATGTTGCTTCACTATGATTAATACTTATAATGAATCCTTTTCTTCCTTTTGTTGGTCTAATATATAATAGTGATATATCAGTTAATTTAGGATGAATATAATCATGAAGTTGAATTGGTTCAATAAATACTTCTTTGTATCCTTTATTGTAAAACTCTTTAAGTTGTGTATTATTTTCTATTAGCCAAAACATTTTCTTATAACCTTTATTATGCTATAAAAATAACAATAGTAAGATGTAAAACCAAGTTAAAGAAATCTACTT